CTCAAACAACACAATCAGATTCACCGATGACTAAAGTAGATAGATCTACTTATGCAGGTTTTTCTAACAAATTATCAAAAGGCACACCTAATCAATATTGGGTGGAGAGATTTATTGATAAAGTTAGAATACATGTTTATCCAACACCAGATTCTACAAATGCATCTAAAGATATGCATATTTATTATATAAAAAGAATTCAAGATGTGGGTGATTACACTAATGCAACCGATGTTCCATTTAGATTTGTACCTTGTATGACAGCAGGTTTAGCTTTTTATTTATCACAAAAATATCAGCCACAGATGACACAAGCTATGAAGTTATATTATGAAGATGAGTTAGCTAGAGCTTTAGCAGAAGATGGTTCAGCTTCTAGCACATACATAACACCAAAAGCATATTACCCAGGAGCATAATGGCAAAATACGCAACAGGAAAATACGCAAAAGCGATATCAGATAGATCAGGTATGGAGTTTCCATATAAAGAAATGGTTAGAGAGTGGAATGGTTCGTTTGTACACGTATCTGAATTTGAACCAAAGCAACCACAATTAGAACCAAAACCTATGAATGGTGATTCTATATCTTTGCGTAATGTCAGACCCGACAGAACAGAAACTGCTGTACCTAATATTTTACCTTTAAATGCTTTTACAACAACTTCTGGATCAACTACGATATCTGTAAATGAACCGGATCATGGTAGATCAACTTCAGATACTGTTAGATTTAGAGATGCATTAAATGTTGGTGGAGTTGCAGCAGCAACAATAAATAGTTCAAGTGGATATACAATAACTAAGGTAGACGATAATAATTATACCTTTGCAACTAGTACAACATCTAGTATAAGTGAATCAGGAGGAGGCGGATCTGCATCAGCAGGACCCGTAACGGTAAGCTCATGATAAGTAAAATTTGGAATTGGATAAAAAATAAATTTACACCCGAAAAACAAGAACCTCATATGATGTTATATGATCCACAACCTTGTAAAGGTCACAGAAGATTTAGAAATAATTGTGAAGAGTGTAGAAAGGTTTCAGGATAATGGCAGGATTAAGTGCATCAGGATTAAAAACACAAATAAGAAGTTACACTGAAACAGACTCAAATGTTTTAACAGATGCTGTTTTAGAAAATATAATTTTAAACGCACAATATAGAATTTTTAGAGATGTGCCTATCGATGCAGATAGAAAACAACAATTAGGTAATTTTGTTGCTGGACAAGAATCTATAAATGCACCAGCAGGATGTTTGTTTATTAGAGGTATACAAGTTTATGATACAAATGGATCAGCTATTACAGGAGCTAATAGATGGTTAGAAAAGAAGGATGTTACCTATCTTCAAGAATATCAAGATATAACAGGAACTTCTGCAGCCCAAGGTCAACCTAAATATTATGCTATGTTTGGTGGTGCAACTGGTGATACAGATACTACATCAGGTAGAATATTTGTAGCTCCTACACCAAATACTACATATAGATTTAGAGTGCATTTTAATAAAATGCCTAATCTTTTAGAAAATGATGACTCTAATTATCTTAGTCTTAATTTTCCAAATGGGCTTTTATATTGTTGTTTATCAGAGGCGTATGGGTATCTAAAAGGCCCGATAGACATGTTGACTTTGTATGAAAATAAATATAAACAAGAGGTACAGAAGTTTGCTAATGAGCAAGTTGGTCGAAGACGAAGAGATGACTATACTGATGGTGCTGTTCGAATTCCAATAAATTCAGCAAACCCGTAGGAGAATAAATTATGGCAATAACATCGGCAATATGTTCAAGTTTTAAACAAGAACTTTTACAAGGTAAACACAGTTTTGAATCTTCAGGTGGTCACACTTTTAAAATTGCATTGTTTGATAGTGATGCAACTTTAGGCGCTTCTACAACAGATTATTCAACATCAGAAGAAATTACAAATACATCAGGAACTGCATATACTGCGGGTGGTGCAACGCTAACTAATAGTGGAGTTGGTCTAACAAGCACAACTGCATTCACAGATTTTAGTGATGTAACATATACTTCAGCTTCTTTCACTGCAAACGGTGCATTAATTTATAACACAACAACAGATGGTGGCTCAGGCACAACCGATGCTGTTTGTGCAATTGCATTCGGTGGTGATAAAACAGCGAGTAATGGAACTTTTAAAATAGAGTTTCCTGCAAACAACGCTACAGCAGCAATCATCAGACTAGCATAGGAGGCCGACCATGTCGGTATCTTCAGGATGGGGCCGGTTAACCTGGGACCAATCACAATGGGGTGGATCAACTGTTTTAGGTGCAGGTTGGGGTGCTCAAACTTGGAATCATGGTTCTTGGAATGATCTTAATGATGTAACAATTAGTGTTACAGGTTTTCAAATAGAAACAGATTTAGGTATAGAGGGTTGGGGCAACAACGCTTATGGCCGTGGTGCTTGGGGAGAGTTTGCTGTTAATATTGGTTTAGGCACAGAGTTTGAATTAACTGGAGTATCTTTTTCTGCATCTGTTGGTTCATTTGAATCAATTGAAGGTTCCGCACTTGTAGAACCAACTGGAGTATCAGCTACACCTAGTGTGGGTTCTTTTGAATCCATTGAAGGTGATGCAAATTTTGAATTAACTGGTATCTCTGCATCTTTTGCATTAGGTGTTCCTGTTGTTGCTGATCAAGTTGTAGGTTTAACTGGTCTAGATTTAACTTTAAGTCAAGGAACAGTTACATTACCAAACGCAACTGCTATATTATCTGGAATATCATTTACTGCAAGTCAAGGGACTGCAATAGCATTTTCTGATAATCAAGCAGACTTAGTTGGTTTATCTATTACATCTACTTTAGGAACAGCAGTTGCACCAAACGATGCAGCAATTTTATCTGGATTAGATTTAACATTATCTCAAGGATTTGTAGCACAAGAAGGTGACGCATTAATTCAACCAACAGCTCAAACATTAACAGCTAGTGTTGGTTCAATAGATCCTAATGATATGTCATTAGGCTTAACTGGAATATCAGCTTCATTTAATATTGGATCTGTAACCATACCAGATATTGTGGTGGGATTTGATGGTTTATCAGCTTCGTTTAATATTGGAGCTGTAGATATTTTTGCTTATGGAGATGTTGACCCAGGTGCAAATATATCATATAGTAATGTTTCAACGGGTTCGAACGATACATATTCGGATGTTGCAACTGGATCAAATACAAGTTATAACGATGTAGCAGCGTAGGAGAATTTTTTATGGCATCAACATACACACCTTTAGGTGTAGAACTTCAAGCAACTGGTGAAAATGCCGGTACATGGGGAACAAAAACTAATACTAATTTACAAATCATCGAACAGATAGCCGGTGGTTTTACACAACAAGCAGTAACTGATGGTGCAGATACAGATCTAACTGTTTCTGATGGTTCGACTGGTGCAACTCTTGCACACAGAGTTATAGAATTTACAGGATCTCTTACAGCATCAAGAAACGTTACAATACCTTTAGATGTTCAAAACTTTTATATTTTAAAAAATGCAACATCTGGTTCTCAAAACGTAGTATTTAAATATGATACTGGTACAGGAACTAGTGTTACCATATCAAATGGAAAAACAGTTATTGCTTATGCAAGAGCAGATGACGGAACTAATCCAAACATTACAGAAGTTACTTTAGGAGCTGATGTTGTTGATGATACTTCACCACAATTAGGTGGTAACTTAGATACTAACTCTTTCATGATAGACTTTGATGATGCTCATGGTCTTAGAGATGAAAATGGAAATGAACAATTAATTTTTGAAACAACTGGCTCTGCAGTAAACCATATTGATGTAACAAATGCTGCGACAGGTTCAGGACCTCAAATAGGTGCAGTTGGAGATGATTCAAATATTAATTTAAAATTAAGACCAAAAGGAACTGGTGAAATAGAAATTATGGGTGCAACAAACCCAGGTACTGTTGTTCTTAATTGTGAATCTAATTCACACGGTATTAAACTTCAATCACCTCCACATAGCTCTGGGCAGAGCTACACTTTAAAATTTCCCACTGGAAATGTTACTGCAGATAGATTTTTAAAAGTAGCTAGTGTTACTGGTTCAGGTGCAACAGGTGTTGGACAACTATCTTTTGCTGAAGTATCAGGTGGTACATCATGGCAATCAGTAAAAACTTCTACATTTACAGCAGTAGCTGGTGAAGGTTATTTTATAGACACGAGTTCTGGTGCAGTAGAAATGGATTTACCTGCAGGTAGTCTTGGAGCTGAAGTATCATTTATAGATTATGCAGGAACATTTGATACTAACGCATTAACAATCGATCAAAACGGTTCAGAAAAAATTGCAGGATCAACAGATCCTTTAACAGTATCAACAGAAAGAGCAGCGAATACTTTAGTTTATGTAGATAGCACACAAGGTTGGCTCTTAAAGAATAATTAAGGAGATACATGGCTGCTTATAAAGATCTAATAGGGCAGAAGATTACAAAAGTAACTTCTAACCCTAGTGAACCTAAAACAGGACAGATGTGGTATAACTCCACTGATGGAAAGCTTAGAGGTTTAGGTATTTTAGAAGCTACACGTAGCGGAACAACAATGCCTAACAAAAAATCATTGTATGGTGGAGGTGTTGGAACTTCTACTGCAGGATTAACTGTTGGAGGTATAGATGATTCTACTTATCTAAATTCATGTGAGGAATGGAATGGATTAGGTTGGGCTGCAGGTGGAAATTATCCAACTTATAGATATTCTGCAGGGACTGCTGGAACACAGACAGCTGCTATGGCATATTGTGGAAGAGTACCAGGTTCACCAGGACCAGGTTCACCATCAGAAACATATGAATACGATGGATCAAGTTGGACTTCAGGAAATAGTTTTCCAACAGGTGGAAACTCTTTGCAAGGAATAGGGGCAGTTGATACTGCTGTTGTTTCAACTGAAGTTTATACTAACACTAATATGCATCATTGGAATGGAACTAGCTGGACATCAGCAAATGCTAGAAATACAGCCAAGGGTGGTCAAGCAGCTTTTGGATCACAAACTGCAGCAGTTCTTGCTGGAGGTTTTCCAAGTGATAGTAATATTACAGAAGTATACGATGGAACTAATTGGACATCTGGTAATACAATGAATACTGGTCGACAACAGATTGCAGGGTCAGGAACGCAAACTGATGGTATGGCTTTTAGTGGAGATAGACCACCAAGTGAAGCAGCACAAACAACAATTGAAAGTTGGGATGGAACCTCTTGGGCAACATCACCAGCTACTTTAGCGACTGCAAGAGCAAGAGCTGGAGCAGGTAGAAACACTGCATCAGGAACTTGGATTGGCGGTGGAATTGGACCAGGCGGCGGTGGAGAAGCGTTTGATGCAACAGAAATATATGAAAAATCAACAAATTCTATTACAGCAGCAGCATGGGCTAGTGGTGGAAATTTAAACACTGGAAGAAGATCAGGAGCAGGATTTGGAACTCAAACGGCAGGGGCAGTAGCAGCTGGTAATACTAGTGCTCCAGGAACTTCAATCTCTTCTACTAGTGAAGAATACGATGGAACTTCTTGGTCAGAGGGTAATGATATGAATACTTCTAGAACTAATGCTAATGCATATGGACCTCAAACAGCAGGTAATGTTGTAATGGGTTCAGAAGGTACACCAGCTGGATCTAATAAATATGAAACTTATGATGGTACTAGTTATTCAAATGGGCCTACTACAAACCAAGCAAGATTTGCACCGGGTGCTTGTGGGACTTCTACAGCAGGTTTAGCGTTTGGTGGATATTCTGATCCAGGTTATACGGGTGGAGCTAATCTTTCAGAAGAATATAATGGATCTGCTTGGGCAGAAGGAAATAATTTAAATACAGGTAGATATGATGTTGCAGGTTTTGGAATACAAACAGCAGCTGTTGCAGTTGGAGGAGCAGATGCTCCCTCAGCATTAACTAATGTTGAACACTATGATGGTACATCTTGGACTAATGCAACTGCTTTACCTGCCACTCAAAGAAACATGGGTGCATGTGGAATTCAAACAGCAGGTTTAATATTTGCAGGAAATTTAGGGCCACCACCAGAAGCAAAAACAGGTTTAACTCAAGGTTACGATGGAACTGCATGGTCATCAAGACCAAGTATGTCAACATCTAGAATACAAGTATCTCCTGCACATGCAGGAACATCTACATTAACATTTGCAGCTGGAGGAAATATTACAAACCCAGTAACAAATGCTACAGAAGAATTTACAGGAGAAGTAACAACTGCTAACATAGCAGATTTTACAACAAGTTAATTATGAGCACATATAGAAAATTACATGGACGATCAATTCAGGCAGTAACAACTGACCCAACAGGAGATATTA